GATCTTTTTGCCACGCTGTGCGCCCTTATGACCTGGCCCAATATCCATGGATTGAGCAGTAAAATTACTATCGAATGCGTTTTGGTCTACTCTCTTTTTCTGCATCAGTATTTCTTAGAAGAAGGTTTCTTTGCTGTCTTTGCTGCACGTTTAAAATTAGCTGCGGTAGGGGCACCTTTGGCTCCAGCCTTACGCATCTTCTCCCCACTACCTTCAGCAATACGCTTCTTCTTAGCGTGGATATTTGCATACAATCCTTTTCCCATCAGAAGTTGTATTTCACTCCTACTTTTGTTCCGTAACTGTTTACTGCATCAAAAGCTGCAGACAGCTCACCATATACTGAGACTCGATCAGTGGCTTGAATAGAACCACCAACCTTGCCAGTTAGTTTAGTTTCTTCTTCACCACCATCAGGAGCAAAGATGCTAGGACCGGCTTGTACATAGTACGAACCGAAATCAGTATTACTCTCATAACCAAGGTGGAAGTCAGTTACATGTCCACCAAAGTTTGATCCAGTAAAGCCAGCATTGTTTTCAACATTGACATAAGGACCAGCAAATGCTGGTGTACTCAAAGTAAGAGTAGAGAGAATAGCGATAAATTTTTTCATTGTAATAATAAAGAGTGTTTAGAAATTAACGTTTGAACTTTCAAGCTTTGACATCACCTCTTGGCGATAAGCAGGATCACGGTCATATCGTGGATCCTGCATAGCAGCCACAACTTCAGCTTGGCTTTTAAAACCTTTTGAACTATTTGAAGGAGCCTTACCTTGCAGAAGCTCCCCTTCTACACCAACAGAATCATTAAATCTGTAAGACAATGCTTGCATCGCGAAGTATGCAGCGGCAGCATTACCAGCATCCATAATCGAGTCATACATGCTGATCTCCTGTTCGCTAAGATTATCAACTGCCCACTTAATCATCTGCGAATATGTCTCTTCGCCACCTACAGAATTTTTAAGACTTGATGTATCTTGTTCGCTTAGTACCTGCTTCTCTGTTGAATTATTGTATCTATAATCAAGATACATTTTTGCAAGGTCTTCAGGCTTTGCGTTAGATATTTCTTTTAAAGTTTCCTCAGAGAACTCGCCTTTTGATTCTTCATATAGTCGATCAAATAGGGATGAGTCAGTAGAAAGTTCTTCTGGTTCCTCATCTTGAGTATCTGTAGTTTCTTCGGCCTCCTCACTTTCTTTAGAAGCACCTAGTTTTTTTTGGAGTTCAATGTAAGCTGCTTCGAGCTCTTCAGCATTTTTGTATTTACCAGCAAGCATTGTCTCTTGCTGTTGCTCCATCTCTTCTCCGATCTGCAGAGACTCTTGTTCGTCTGCATTAAGTTCTCCCTGACTATTTTCGTCAGAGAGCATTGACATTACTTCTGCCATATATTAATTATTAAATTGGTTGTTGTTGTCCTTGGCTCATTAACATTTCTTTTGCCTGTAATTCTCCATTTTTAGATGGATCCATAGCAGGCGTCTTCATTGCTTCAACCTGCATCTGCTGTTGTTGCATTGCCATTTGTTGTTGCATCATGCCAGCTTGTTCTTGCCGTACCTCTTGCATTGAACGTACAAGATTAAGTACATCAATACCTTGAGATGCTGCTAGACGTTTAATCACTTCATCTGTATTGATGAATTGTGAAATAGCTTCAGGGCCAAGTGTTTGTGCAAGTGTCGTTAGGAATTGACCGAGACTTTCTCTGTCTTGACCGCGACCGAGAGCATTGATACCTGCAACAATTGTAGGTTTGACAATGTTCTTAGGGATCTTAGGAATCTCACCTTTCTTTTGTGCATCTGATAGTTTTCTATTTAGATAAGGCACTAAAAAGTCAACGGTTAATAGAGAGAATAGACCTCCAAGCTGCTGCTCTAATTCCATTTGAGTCATACGTACTTCTTCAGCTGTAGTACGTTCTGACTGCCTGATATTCATAATCAAGAATGCATCACTAAGTCTGCGTTCTAAAGTACCTGCCATTTCATAAGCAGTTCTGAAGTCAGCTGTCTTACCGACTTGAATGACTCCAATGTCATCAGGTCTACCTTGAATGATTGCACCATTGCCAGCAGCTGCCAGTGTGGAGGGCTTAGTTGTACTTGAAGGTGATACGGTAAATACAACTTTTGCAGCTGCTGCAGAGCCTTCTACTAGTGCCTGAGAAAGTCCTTCAAGTGACTTAAGGTCACCAATAAATTGACCTGCTCTTCCACGCCCGTAGCCTTCACCATCAACAGTATTAAACCTCAATGGAATCCAAGGGTTGATATCAATTGGTGCTTTACCCTTTGAATCATTTAGCACCTTGTCATTTACTTCTTGATGCCAGACGTATCGATTGTTGTCACGCTTGATGTGCGTGTAAACATCTACGTCATCACTGTACTCATCCTCATCTGTTACTTGATTAGTTTCTAATACCTCCTTAGGTAATTGATTTTCAATCAAATCTTTGGAGATTCGTTCTTTGGTTACTATTTCAATCACTTGACCGTTACCATCCCGATCAACAACGTAGCGATTCAGAGGATATATCTTGAGTCCATACTTACTCATATAAACTAGAGCATTGCCAGCCACTACGAGATGTAGTAATGCTTGGTGTACTGCAACACGATCATCCGACGCAGAGATTGATTCCAAAATAATTCTCTCTACCTTTGCAAAAGATAGATCAAGTTCTGATTTCATCTCTGGAGGGAACTCTTCACCGAGTTGGCTTTCATCTAGTTGTAACTTAAAGAAACTAGTCTGTACAGGTAGCAATGCTAACATTAACTTACTTGCTAATGTCACACATCCTTTTGCTCCAACCGATTGGTAAGGAGTTTTAAGTTGTTTCATACCTGACATGTGTTCTTCATGTCCACGGATTAAATATGGAAGGGTAAGCTCTGATGCTTGACGTGCTTCTTCTAAGAATTGGGAACGGTCGCTTGCTAAATAGTCATACCTTGTTCTTGCTGACATTTAATTTAAATATTAAGGGAGTTAATTCTCAAACCTGTACGTCCAAACGAGCCTTGCATACCTTGTCGATTAAGTTTTGCAGTATTGGAACTACCTGAAGAAGCACCTTTGACTCCAAGCACACTCTCTCTTTTCTGAGGGTTCTGCTGTGCAGTCAATGTATTTCTCATTTCAGTTAAATTGTTTTGATATGTTTGCTGCTGTTGAGCCATACTATTTTGCAAAGCAGTCATCTGTGACTGAAAGCGGCTCTGTACATTATCTAATTGAGTCTGATTACTAGAAAGGATGGCTTCATATTCTGCTTTCCGTTGAGCATTTTGGTCTGCAGCACTTCGTTCAGTTTGGGCACCAGTCATAATTTGATCATATAGACCACCACCACCAGGCTGATTCGCTGGTCCTTTACTTAGTTTGCTAAAGTTTGCATTGACATAAGCCAATACATCTTCATTTGTAAATCCACTATTAAGTGCATTGTAATAATCAAGATGTCCAAATAAATCTGGACTTGCACCTGCGCCTGTTCCAATTGCCATTAATTTTCATCCAAATATTGAAAGATCCATTCAACGACGCTACGTTGCCCTGCACGGTACATTATGTGCTCGTATGGATCAGCAGGGCCAGGATTAATAGGTGGAAATCTTTCTTCTAATTGTTGTGCTAGACCACGGGCTTGCATACCCACGGTCTCAAGCATATTGAGGGAGGTTGACATTGCTATGTTCAAAGAATGCGGGGACTCTGGCTGCTTTGGTAAAGGAAAGCTCAGGAGCTTTGCCTTCGTACATCAGACGATCACTGGAATCGAGCCAAAATTTTTTATCCAAATATTTATCAGTAGTATTAATACCTAAGGGTTGCATCACCCAATTGATAGTTGCCTTACGGAGTTTATCAAGACTAGGGCTGATAGTAAGCCCCAACTCCCGACAAACAAGACTATTGGTAGCAACGTGAATCTGCTCATCTCTGCTTATATCCGCACTAACCGTTCGCATTCCAGCGTCACCATTAGCGCGGAAGAATGGTAAAAGAACGAAGAAAATCGCACGTTCGGCAACCATTGCTTTGAGGATCGTATGATCAGGATGCGAAGGCCAAGCTTCCCTGAGTTTGATAGCTTCCGATTCAGCTTTTT